AGGTGATATTTTGGTTGAAGTTGACCACGATGACATGATAACACCAGATTGTTTACAAGAATTAAACGAGGCCTATCAAGACCAAACAGTTGGTTTTGTTTACTCTGATGATGCCATGTATCATATGTTGGACCAATTTGTTCCATACAATGAAGATAATGGATGGACTTACCGTATGTTTAACTATAAAGGCAAAGAATTATATGCCATGAATAGTTTTGAACCTACAAGCCATGCATTATCTTATATTTGGTTTGCACCAGACCATGTTCGTTCATGGAGAAAATCTGTTTATAAAGAAATTGGTGGACATAATCCAGAATTAGAAATCTGTGACGACCACGAACTCTGTATTAGAACCTATCTTAAAACTAAAATGGTTCGTATACCAAAAGTATTATACATTTACAGAATTACTGGTGTAAACACCTCAATGAATACTAGAAATGCGGATATACAAGTAAAAACAGTTGAATTAAATAGACAATATGCTCGTGCTTTAGCTGAAAGAGATGCAGATTTAAATGGTTTATTGAAAGTAGATATTGGTGGAGGCTTAAATCCATATCCTGGATATAAAACAATTGATATGAGAGATACTGCTGATATGAAAGCAGACTTAAATGAAGGCATTCCATTGATTGATGGCTCTGTTGGAGTATTAAATGCTAGTCACATTTTAGAACACCTACACGATAAAACAAAAATTATGTCAGAGATTCATCGTGTGTTGGCACCAGGAGGTTGGGCATTTATTGATGTTCCAAGCACCGATGGCCGAGGTGCGTTTCAAGACCCAACCCATGTAAGCTATTGGAATGAGAACAGTTTTTTGTACTATACTGATGCCAATTTAGGTAACTTTATTGATAATACAAACATTCGTTTTCAAGAATATCGTAGGGATACTTATTTTCCAAATGAATGGATGAAAAGCATAAACGTAAGTGTAACAACAGCTTGGCTAGTTGCAGTCAAACCAGAATCACCTAGATATCCCGGTATCCTGAAGATATAAATACCTTCTATAATAGGAGGAATAATGGCCACAATTACAAATCGAAATGATTTTAAGACTTATTGTTTGAGACGATTAGGCTTTCATGTAATTGAAATCAACGTAGATGATGACCAAGTGGAAGACCGTATTGATGATGCCTTACAATATTGGCAAGATTACCATTTTGATGGATTACAAAAAGTTTATTACATCAAAGCAATTACCGGATCAGTTCTAGTAGCATCAGCGGATGTTAGTAGTTTTATTCAGAATGCTGTATCTCTTGTAGGTGTTACGTCAGGTGCAACTGCAACAAGTATTTCCGTTGCTTCGGATAACGTAACAATAACTTTAACTTGCGGACAAACTCCTTTCGTACAAGATGAAGCACTAAATTACATAGACTCACAAGGAGTATCACACTCAAGTGGTGTTAATGTTCAAAGCTTTAGTTTTGGAGATGTGGATAAGAGATACTTAGATTTAAGTGGTTCGACAGATGCTCAAGGTAATCCAATGGAAATTGTTGGTATTTCTCGCATATTTCCGGTATCCGACTCACAAGCAACAGTCAATATGTTCGATTTAAGATATCAGTTGCGTTTAAATGAGTTGTATGACTTTACCTCCGCATCTTACATCAACTATACTCTAACACAACAACACTTACGTTCTCTAGAAATTATGTTTACTGGAGAAGTTCCTATTCGCTTCCAGAGACATATGCAAAGACTGTATATTGATTGGGCATGGGGTTATTCTGAGGCACCGATTGGTACTATTGTAGTTGCTGAAGCTTATGCAGCGATTAATCCAGATGTTTACAGTTTGGTATATAATGACCGTTGGTTAAAAGAATATGCCACACAGTTAATTAAGAGAAGTTGGGGTAACAATCTTTCTAAGTTTGCCGGTTTACAATTACCTGGCGGCGTTACATTAGATGGCAAAACAATTTATAAAGAAGCCGCAGATGAAATTGAAAGACTTGAAAGAGAGATGGAAATGAATTACGGTGCGCCACTAGAGTTTTTCTTAAACTAATATGAAACATAAACACCACATAATACCTCGTCACGCTGGTGGTACTGATGAACCATCAAATTTAATTGAATTAACAGTAGAAGAACACGCAGAAGCACACCGTATTCTTTTTGAACAATATGGTAAATGGCAAGATAAAACAGCTTGGATGGCGTTATCAAATCAAATAGGAAAAGAAGAAATAATAAAAGAAATTCAAAGAAACGCTAATTTAGGTAAAAAAAGAAGCAATGAGAGTAAAGAAAAAATGGCCGCAGCAAAAAGAGGTAAAAAAATAACTCCGGAACATTTGAAGGCTTTGAATGAAGGTAGAAGAAATTCAAAAAATAGTGAAGAACATATTGCGGTCTTAAAGACAATATGGAAAGGCGAAAAACATTCTGAAGAAACTAAAGAAAAAATGAGTTTAGCAAAAAAAGGAAAGCCAAGTAATAATCCTAAAGGTAGTATTGATATCTGCAAGAAAAATGCTGAATCACAAAAAGGTAAAACTTGGTATAAAGATTCTGTAACAGGTAAGAGAGTTTGGGTATTATAAATGGCACCGGTGAACCACTATTTCAATAATTACGGAAGTTTACCAGAACAACGTGTAATTGAGGACCTCATTGTAGAATCCATTAAGATTATGGGTTTTGAATCATTCTATTTACCCAACAATAATAGTGAAGCAAGAGATTTATTGTTTGGTGAAGATCCTGTTAAGAAATTTAAATCGTCTTATCCAATTGAATTATATCTTTCCAATTCGTTAGAGTATGGTGGCGAAAGAGAATTCTTTTCTAAGTTTGGCTTAGAAATTAAAAACACAGTTCAAGTAGTTATTTCAAAAAGAACATTTTCACAAAGAGTACCACAAAATAATATCACAAGACCTATGGAAGGTGATTTGATTTACGTTCCATTTTTAAACGGTACTGGCGAATTGTTTGAGATTAAATTTACAAATCAAACTAAAGACTTCTTTATGTTAGGCAGAAAAGTGCCATATTTCTATGAGTTAGAATTGGAAAAATTCAAGTATTCACAAGAAATTATCAATACGGGCACAACAGAAATCGATTCTGTGGTTACAGATTCAGCTTACACATTACACCTTAATCTTGGAACAGGAACTGGAACATATGCCACAGGAGAAATCGTATATCAATCAACAGATACAACATATGCAAATGCTAACAGCGTTGCTATTGTTCAATCCTGGATTCCTTCTTCTAGCACACTTTCTGTGTCCAATATTGCCGGTGAATTTATTGATAATCAACTCATTATTGGACAAACAAGTAATGCACAATACACGTTAAGTACTTTTGATCCTTTGGCTAATCCATCAAACAAAGAAAATTATGATAATGCTTATATTGCAAATTCATTTTCCACGATTGTTGATTCTTCAGAAACAAATCCATTTGGAAGTATATAATGTCCAATTATAATCACATCATTCGTAAAATTACTGTAGGATTTGGTGACTTATTTAGCAAAATTTCTTTAGTTCGTTATAATCCAGATTTAACGGAAGCTGAAAGATTTATTGTTCCTATTGCTTATTCTCCAAAAGAATTGTATGTACAACGTATTGAAGGTGACTATAATTTAGATAAAAAAGTTCAAATGACTTTACCTAGATTGTCATACGAAATGACTGGTATGAGTTATGATTCTACACGAAAACAAATTACAAATACCAAAAATGCTTACAATACTGCTTCAGGAGTTGTAGCACAATATAATCCAGTTCCTTATAATTTTAATTATTCTTTATATCTTTATACAAGAAATATTGAAGATGCTCACCAAATCATCGAGCATATTTTGCCTTATTTTGCGCCTGATTATACAATTAAAATTAATCTTATTCCAGAATTAGGTATAATTAAAGAAATTCCAATTATATTAAATACAACAGATTTTGATATTACTTATGAAGGCCCAAGAGATTCTGACACAAGAACTATTATTTGGACTTTAGATTTTACTGTTAAAGGTTTTATTTTTGGCTCAACAAATACTCCAAATATTATAACCACATCTATTACGAATATATTAAACGGTATTTCATCAACAGATTTAATTAAATTTAATGTGGCAAATACAGGATTTGGATCCTATCAAGTAGGAGAAATTGTTTATCAAGGAACTTCATTGTCTTTATCAACAGCTTCAGCTAAAGTTGTGAATTTTTCATCCTTAAATAATCAATTAACATTAACAAATATTAATGGAAATTTTGTGTCTACTCAACCTATTATTGGTGCAACAACAAATTCTAATTATATGTTTAACTCATATAGTTTACCAACACAAAAATTAGCACAAATTATCACAACAGCTAGTCCAACTGATGCTAACGCAAATAGTTCTTATACATATACTAGCCAAGTTGCCGAATTACCAAACACAAGTAACAATATAATTAATACAACCAACTTCTCAGGCGATTTATTAACTGTTTATGGTAATGACAATTTGAATAACGAACAAGAAAACCCAATCGATTTAGGACCTTAAAAATGTCAAGAACATTACAATTTAAAAGATATGCTAATACGGCCGTAGCGAATACAACAGGAGCTAATGGCGAATTAATCATTGATGGAACTAATCAAACGATTACAGTTCATGATGGTATAACAGTTGGAGGTACTCGTATAGCTACAGAGCCTTTTGTTAATACTCTAACAAACACTATTACAACATTTGCATATTCCACTTTTGCATTAACACAGTCAGCTTATAACCAGGCTAATGCTGCTTACTATTTTTCGGGTGTTGCTGATACAATAGCTTTAGCTGCTTTCAATACTGCTAACAATGCTTCTAATGGCCGTATACAAAATGCTGAATCTAATAATTATGTTTTACAAATTTCTGATGCTGGCAAATACATTTATTATACACACTCATCAAATGTTACTTTATACATACCAACAACACCAAACGTAACATATACTAATGGTACAACTATAATGGTTGTCTCGCAAAATACAGTACCTTCAGTAAATATTACTGTTACTCCTAATGTAGGAGTTTCTTTGTATAGTGCAGGCAATACGATTTCTGGTAGTCATAATGTTACTCCTTACGGAGTTGCTACTCTTATGATGGTTAAAGCAAATACATGGTTTATTTCTGGTTTTAGTATCAATTAATAATATATAACATAATATGAATAATCTTGATAAATCTCTTAGTGATGTTTTTGACGTAAATCCAATTGGTGAACCAGAACCAAAAAAACAAGTTTTACCCACACACTATAAAAAACCAGATATTGAAGAAGATTT